ACGGCGCTGATCAGGATCGTGGACAGGTAGCCAGCGATCAGCGCGGTGGTCGGGCCGGCCACGGCCTTCTGCTCGATCGGCGATGCCCCGCCTAGCCCGGCCATGTGTCGTCCTCCTGCCAGTTGTAGCCCCAGCGCCGGAACCCCCGGCGCGTGAACCCCAGCCGCTTTAGCTCGCGCACGTCGAACGGGTATCGCCACTGGGCCCACAGCCACCAGGCCAGCCGCACGACCCACGGCGGCTGGGGCAGCGGCTCGATGATCTCCCGCGTCAGGTGCTGGCCGCTCATAGCGGGTGGATGGTGACGTCGCGGTCCACGTGCTCGTGGACGGTGTGGCCAAGTGCTATCGCGTGCATCGCCGCCTGGCTCATCAGGCCTGAGACCTCGGACAGGTCGTGCGCGTCCCCGTGCCAGTCGCCCTCGTCGCATATCGCCGTCGCTGTCTCGTGGTTGTCGATCTTGATCTCTGGCATGGCGCCCCCTTGGTGCTAGGCCATGCGTCCCGGTGGCGGGGTCTGTGGCGGGGTGGACGGGGTGCGGGGCGGCTGGCGCTGGGCACCGGGTGCGGGGGTGGTCGGGAGGGACGCCCCAGGGCGAGGTGGCGCCCCTCCCGCCTGGGATGCACGCGCTATACCGACCGCAGCGTTCGCCATCCCGTTCAGTGCCCCTAGCTGGCCTGCCGCCTGCGACGGCATGCCGGGGGGCGCTGCAGCCTGCATCTGCTCAGCGCGCTGGTTGGCCGTCGAAGTGAGCGCGGCATGGACCTGGTCGATGTCTAGCTGCAAGATGCTCGCCATGCGCTCGGTGATCAGGTCGAGCACCTGCAGCGGGATGTGCAGGGCCGGCGCGGCGGCCAGGGTCTGGAACATCGTGAGCAGGGCCTGGATCTGCTCATCCTGCAGCGGGCCGAAGTGCCACTGAGGGTAGACCGCCTCGGTGCCGAAGTTCAGCAGGACCAGCGGCCGGATCAGGTCGAAGCTGATCGACTCGGCGATCTCCTTGGCCACGGCCTGCCGGCTCTTGAGGTAGAAGCTGCTCTGGTCCTGGCTGAGCGCGTAGCTGCCCCGGCCACCCGTGGCCGACCCAGTGAGCGCCATGAACCCAGCCAGGACGCTGTGGGTCTGCCAGGACTCAAGCCAGGCCATCGCGTCCTTGAAGATCGCACCGCCCTGGGCATCCCCCGCCAGCATGTCGAACGACTTCTGGCCGTCGGCCGGGTGGATCAGGCCGACCACCCCGCTGCTCTTGAGCGAGGCGATATCATCGGCGCGCTGGTTGGCCTCGGGCTGGTCGTTGCCGTAGACAATGACGCGCGGCAGCGAAGTGTTCTCCAAGAAGTGATACCACAAATACAGCAGCTTCATTTTCGTCTGGTAACACCAATAGCAGATGTCCATCTCGCTCAGCCCGGTCAATGGCTCGCGCGCCTTGCCGTGCGTATAGACATAGGAACGGATCTCGGGGATATCGACATATCCCGGTATCTGCTGTTTCGGTGTGGTCAGTTGCCCGCCGAACAGCCACACCTGCTGGCGGAATCCCTTCTTGGCGCCGGTCCTGCTGTCGTAGCGGGCCTGGCATGTGGAGGGCGGGCGGAAGGCGATCTTGTCGTAGATGATCTTCCCGTCGCTGTCGCGGATCTTCCAGACCTTCTCGAAGAACGCGCGCCGGAATATCTGGCCCGAGGTGATCTGACCGATGAGGTCCGACACCGGGGTGGCCATCCCGTCGTCGGAATCGGGGGAGGCCATGACTGAGCGCACGAACTCGGCCTCGCCCTTGTCGCCGTGACCCGGCCGGATCTCCCAGTCGGCCTCGCGGATCGGCAGGGTCAGCACGTTCTCGACCGCGGAGCAGATCCCGTCGCGGCGGAACATCGCCTTCATGTCGCGGCTGGTCCACTCGCCGTAGTCGAAGACGTCGCCCGAGCCGTAGTAGGCGAACAGCCGCTGGCCCACATCGAACTGGGTGCCAAGCTCATCAGCGAGCAGCTTGCGCCTAGTGGCCTTCTTGAGGTCGGGGAACTGGACTAGCTCACCCGTCGCTGCGTTGTCCTTGCTCGCCACTACCGCCAGCCCTTGACGTTGCCCCGCGGCCCAGTGAGCGCGGGTTGCTTGTCATCGTCAGCGGGGGCGAACTCATCAATGGTCCACTGCCGCCCAGCGTAGACGCCACCGTGCGCCTGCGACAGCCGGCGGCGCATCTTCGAGTAGGCCGGCTCGCCGACGGTCTCAAGCTCCTCGGCCGCCGCCCAGCGCCGCGGGTTGGCCCGGCCCGGTGGGCCGAACGCGCGCCGCAGGAACGGGCTCATGGCCCACACCAGCGAGTCGAGCCGGTCCGGGCTGCGCTCGCCCTGGGCCCCAGTGAACGTCGCCATCTGGTCCTCAAGCTCAGGCATGTTGGCGTCGGGCACCCGGTGGCCGTCGCGGGTGCTGGCGATGTGGCAGTGCCGGACCAGCCCGCCGTGCTGCTCATACAGCGCCGAGACGGGCTCGGCCCTAGTGCGCTTGCCGTGGCTGGCGTGGATCATCTTGTAGGGGACCGCCACCCGCATCTGCCGCATCACCTGCTGGAAGGTGGCGGTCAGCCAGGCGCCGCCGTGGTTCTTCTCGATGATGATCATCGGCGCGGTGCCGGGGTAGGCCTTGGCCAGCGCCAGCGACTTGCGGATCACCCGCATGGCGAACGGGACCGGCGCCTCCTGCCCGCCCCAGTTCTCGGTCACGTAGATGTGCCCGTCTTCGAGCGGCCCGAGGCCCGCTACCGTGTAGGCCTGCTCATCGCTGGTCTCGCCGCCGTCCGAGGGGTCCACGCCGATCGTGATGTTGGTCAGGATCGGCGGGATGTAGTCGATGCGGATCGAGTCCAGCTGGTCGCGGGTCCACAGGGCGTTGGCGACGTCATCGAGCAGTTCGCCCTCAAGCTCCTGCCGTTCCAGCCGGGTGCCCTGGGCGGCGCCGACCACGGCCCGCAGGAAGGCGTCGGACAGGTTCTTGGCGTTGTCGATCGTGCGCAGCCGCCGCACCACCACGCCGCCCTCGCCGGGGTCGTTGCGGATCATGCGCCGCACGAGCTTGCGCGCGGGCCGGCTGGCCTTGGGCGTGCCGGTGGCGATGATCCGGCTGATGCCGTCGCGGACGGCGTACTTGAGCGACTCGTCCCAGGCCGTCTCCCACTTCTCCCACAGCCCGATCTCGTCGCACCAGGCGCCCTTGAGGTTGCGGCCCTGGATCCGCAGCCCGCCCTCGGCCGCGGAGTCGATGTAGATCACGATCCCGTTGTGCAAGATCACCTGGCCGTAGGTGCGCCAGGCGTGCTTGACCGTCTTGGACCGGTGGTCCTTGATCTCGGCCATCGAGGTGCCCATGGCCCGCAGGATCCCGGCCTTGCCCTCGACGCACTTGGTCCAGGCGTCGGCGTAGGTCGGGGCGATGATCCCGTACTCGCCCTCGCCCTCGGGGTCGGACAGGCACCAGTCGGCCAGGCCCTGGGCCCCGGCGCGGGTCTTGCCGCTGCCCCGCCCGCCCTGGAAGTAGGTGACCCGCCACGGGTCGGACAGCGGCGGGAGCAGCTGGGACGGCCGGGCGATCTTGCGCCACCGCAGCCGCGGGTCGGGGTTCTCGGCCTTGTAGCCGGCCGCGACCCCGGTCAGGACGTCATTGAACGCCATCAGCAGCTACCCTGTGAGGGCGCTGGGCAGTGCGGTACGCCGGTAGTGGCCGTCCGGTGGCGCAGGGAACGCCGTCGCTCACCTGCTCCCAGGTGGGGGGCCCGCGGGTTCAAATCCCGCCCTGCTGCCCGGCCGCACATCAGCCGGCCCGCTTCGCGGCCTTGGTCAGTTCGCGCCGCAGCACCTGGCGGGCCTCCTCCTGGGCCACGATGTCCAGCGAGGTCGAGTTGAGCGCGGCGGCCAGGGCCTGCTCGACTATCCGCACCTGGGTCTCCTCAAGCGCGGCGAGCCGGTGCTCGATCCCCAGCCTGGCGATGTCCTGCAGGATCTTGGAGTAGCGCTCCTGGGCCCGCTCGAACAGCAGCACCTCGGCCCGCAGCTGCTCGCCGACCTTGGAGTGAGCGCTGCGGATCCGCTCGGTGGACAGCAGGTAGACCACGATCTCCTGCATGATCGTCTTCCACTCGGCCATCTCCGCGGCGAGGTCGAGCAGTTCGACCAGCGGGTTGCCTATGGGGCGGGGGTTGAGCAGGCGCTCGCCCTGCTCGCTCATGATCTGCAGCATCCGGTCCTGCACCCGGCCCTCGACCACCCGCGCGCTCGCCTGCTTGGAGATCACCGACCCCCGGTTGGCGCCGTGGTTCTTGCACCGCGGCGGGTCAGTGCCCTTGACCGCGACCTGGTGGCAGCCGCTCTCGTGCCTGCAGCGGAATACCCCGGTGACCTCCTCGGCCTCATCGAGCCGGTCCTCGGGCATGTGCCAGAAGCAGAACTCCAAGCCGTCGATCTCGTTGCGCTTGCAGCCCTGCTCCCCGCACGGCGCCGTGCCCGTCCCCGGCAGGACCAGGTCCATGCGTCCAGGCACGGCCACCTCCATGAGGCAGCGCCCCGGACCGGCTCCCCGCTATCGCCGGGACCGGGGCACCGCCCCGTCTATATCGAGCGGATCAGCGTGTCGGCCTCGTCGGTCGCGGCCTGCCGCAGGCTGGCAGATGCGAACCGCCCGACGTCGCCAATCGCGGCCTCGGCGATGCCCTGGATCCGGGCCAGCGCGTCTGCCGCGTTGGCCGGGTCCGCATCGCTGGCGATCGTGTAGATCCGCTCGAAGATCGCGGCTGCCTTGGCCGTCGCCCCGTGGGCGTTGGACGGCAGCACTGGGCTCTCGTTGGTGGTCGGCTGGCTGATGGGCGCCGACGGCGCGGGTGGCC